CTGAGTGGGCAGCGCCATCCATGTATAAAGCACTCAACAAGTGAGAAAGGAATGAATCATGGCACGCAGAAAGATAAAGCAAATCACAGTTGATAAAGTTCATGTCCTGAGGAAAGATGGGCTGACAGCATCCGCAATATCAAAGAAAGTGAAGTTGCCTCTGAACACAGTCAACTACATCCTGTATCATAAAAAGCCTACATACACAAAGGCTCAGTTGGCGAAAGAACTTGAGCCAGGATTGAACGAACTTTTTGGCACAGAACAATCGTCTCTCGATGAACTTTATGCTGAGGTAGACAAGGCTGTGAAAGAGGCTGATTCAACTCTGAAGCGTATAAAAAGGCTTTTGTTTGGATCGTGGATAAGGTAAACTAACCCAACTGAGAAAGGAACAAACGATGAATATATTTTACCTAGACAATGATCCTGTTGTCGCTGCACAGTCACATTGTGATGTGCACACCTACAAAATGATATCAGAGTCTGTGCTCATGCTTTGTTGTGCGCATAGGTTTTTGGATGGCGATGAGTATGCCGACGAGGTCGGCATGTTCCCGATGGGCTACGAGAATCATCCGTGCTCAAAGTGGGTCAGGCAGTCAGCAGCCAACTACAACTGGCTTCTAGTGATGGTCACTCAACTCGCAAAGGAATATTATCAGCGTTATGGCTCAAAGAAAAAAGAGCCAGTCAATCACAATCATGCTGCTCTGATTCCTGCCCTCAACAAGTTGCCAGACAACATCCCTTTCGGGAAGTTCACAGAGCCTCACTTGGGCATGCCTGACGAATACAAGGTCAATGACCCTGTTCAGTCTTATCGGAACTACTATGTCGGTGAAAAGGTTGGCCACATTCAAAACGGCACATACAAATTTACGGAGGCACCATCATGGATAAACGCATAATCATTTGTGATCTTGACGGAACTCTGTCTGACTACACTCACCGCATCCGCTACTACAAACAGCGTGATTACGAGAAGTTCAATTCAGAGGGCATCAACGACAAGCCAATCCAAAACATCTGCAATATTGTCCGCATGCTTGCTGATGACGATGAGACTGAAATAGTCGTAATGACAGCTCGTAACGAACAACACCGCAAGGACACTGAAAAGTGGCTGAGGCTGAATGATGTTCCTTTCAATAGGTTGATCATGAGACCTGATGGTGACATGGCTTCTGATCCTGATTGCAAAAAGAAGTTGCTTGATGAGCACATAAATTACAAAGATGTTTGGTTTGTGCTTGAGGACAGAAAGGTTGTTGTTGACATGTGGAGAGGCGAGGGTCTTACCTGCCTCCAAGTTGCTCCAGGAGACATATGATGCTTGAGTTGAGATTACTTGGAAACGACATTGAGTTGGACAGGGAAAAGGTTGCTAGGGTTTTTGATGTCCGTGCAACTTTACGATGGGAACTTGAACAAGCCATTGAGCGAGCGAATGTTAGTGATGACGACATTCAGTCTCGCATAGACGAAGCATATGAAAAAGGTTATGAGGAAGGAAAAGAATATGGTCTCGAAGAAGGACGTCAAGAAGGATATGAGCAACGAGAGTCTGAAGAACAGAAAGCCAATTGAGTGCATTGAAGAGGCTCTTGCCACTTTCAAACAACGCAACAAACAATATGGCGACAACTATCTTCAGCATGGTCAGGTGATGACTGCTCTGTTCCCCAAAGGCATTAAGTTGGAAACAGTTGAAGACTGGAACAGATTCGGCATCGTCAACATGGTCGTGGCTAAGTTGACTCGCTATGCTCAGGCTTGGCCTCAAGTCAACAAGAGCACAATTGATTCAGTTCATGACTTGGGTGTTTATGCATTCATGCTTGAGTCTTTGGATTCATTCAAGTGGGGAGCAGAAGATGATAGTGTTTGACCTAGAGACCACAGGTTTGCCCAAAGCGGAAGGTTCTGACCTAGACATTCAACCTCGCATCATTGAGTTCGGTGCAATCAAACTGGACGACAATCTTGAGGAGGTTGAGAGGCTTGAGTTCTTCTGCAATCCTGGGCACCCACTTGACCCGCAGATCATCAAGATCACGAACATCACCGACGACATGCTCAAAGATGAAAAGCCATTCATCGCGAACTACAAGCCTTTGTGTGAATTCTTCCTTGGTGAAAAATCAATTGTCGCTCATAACTTGCCTTTTGATAGGAAGATATTAAAATTTGAATTGGAGAGGCTTGACAAACTCACCAAGTTCCCATGGCCGTATGATCACATCTGCACAGTTGAGGTCGGAGAGTCAGTCTGGGGCAAAAAGCGTAAACTGGGCGACATTTATGAAGATCTGTTCGGTGAAAAGATAGAGGGAGCACACCGCTCAATCAACGATGTGGAAGCAACTGTCCGCATCATCCAATGGTATAAAAAGGAGGGACATATATAATGGATCCAGCAACTATCGGTTCAATCGTAGGTGCATTGGTTTTCATTCTTATCAAAGCAGCACTGCAATGACAGCGAATGAAATTCAAAGCCACATAGAAAATATGATCCGCAGGTGGGAAGAAACCTACACAATCGCTCCTGCGGATTACATTTCAAAACACCAGATGTCAAACGACATATTATTTTTAGTCAAACAGGTGAAAAATGTTGAACATAAGAACCAGAACTGAATACAGTTTCCGTAAAGCCTATGGACCAATCAACAAGGTCATTGAGGCTATCAGCGGAGAGGCTGTTGGCATTTGTGATTCTGGGACTTGGGGTCATGTGAATTTTGAGCATGCCTGCAAAAAAGCAAACATCAAGCCTCTGCTTGGGGTTGAGATTCCGATCGTGGGAGACGCAACAGACCGATCAAAACAACCAGCAAATGACATGGCATTCATAGCCAAGAACAATGATGGCTTGACAGAGATATATCAGTTGGTGACCAAGAGCACCGACAAAGATCATTTTTATTATCATCCTCGTCTTAGTTACGAGGACTTATTTGATATCAGCGACAATGTTATAATTTTAAGTGGAACCAACCCAGATTGGGGATTGTTGCCTTTAACCAAAAAAGACACTCTTTATATTGAGTTGAATCCAATGAGCACCCGCAAGGCTTTGGACTTCGCAGAGAAAAAAGGCTTTCAAGTTGTGGCCACCTCTGACAACTTTTATCCCAAGACCACAGACAAAAAGGCATATGAAGTTCTGGTTGGTCGCAACCGCACAGACCGCACAGCCCAAATGCACATACTCAACGAGTGGGAGTGGAGAGACGCAGTGCCATGGGCACCAGAGTCAGCCATTGAGAACACTTACAAGATTGCAAAGATGTGCGAAGCAAGTTTGCCCACTGCACAGATGGTTTCATTTCATGCTGAAAAGACTTTACGCCAAATGTGCGAGGAAGGTGCACCGCCACGCAACATTGACCTCGCTGACCCAGTTTATGAGGCTCGTCTTGACCGAGAGTTGAAGTTGATTGCGGAAAAAGAGTTTGAGGACTATTTTTATGTGATCGCTGACATGATCAACTACGCCAAGCAACACATGCTCGTCGGACCAGCCAGAGGCTCATCATCAGGCTCGCTAGTTTGCTACCTCACAGGCATCACCGATATTGACCCGATTCAGCATGACTTGCTGTTTGAGCGATTCATTGACATCACTCGTGAGGACTTGCCTGATATTGATATTGACTTTCAGGACGACCGCAGGGAGATGGTGTTTGAATATCTACGGCAAAAGTATGGTGCGGAAAAGGTTGCCCACCTAGGAACAGTCTCTCGCTACAAAGCCAAAAGCACAATCGCAGAAGTTGCCAAAGAACTTGGCATCCCAGCATGGGAAGTGAACGACCTTAAAGGTGCAATCATTGAACGCAGTTCTGGTGACTCTCGTGCAGCGTTTTGTATTCTTGACACATTCAACGAACTTGATGTTGGCAGAAAGGTGCTTGAGAAATATCCTCAGATCAAAGTTGCCGCAGACATGGAGAATCATGCCCGACACAATGGCGTTCATGCCGCAGGTATCATTGTCACTGAATATCCCGTCAGCCAATATTGTTCGGTGTCAGGCCAAACAGGTGCAGCCCAGATTGACAAAAAGGACGCAGAGGATCTTAATCTGCTGAAGATTGATGCCTTAGGCTTGAGGACTTTATCAGTGCTTCAAGATATTCTTGATCAGGTCGGGTGGACTCGTGATCAGTTGATCAAATATCCTCTTGAGGATGAAGAGGCATTCAAAGTCCTGAACGACGAAAAATATGCAGGGATCTTTCAGTTTGAAGGCTACGCATTGCAGTCTGTGACTCGTCAGATGAAAGTGCATAAGTTTGAAGACATCGCAGCAATCACTGCTTTGGCTCGTCCTGGACCACTCAACTCAGGAGGCACAACTCAGTTCATAAAACGCCACACAGGTGCGGCACCAGTTGAGTATCTTCACCCAATGACTGAGACCATCACAAAGGTGACCAATGGGGTCGTGGTTTATCAGGAACAAGTGATGACAATAGCCAGAGATGTGGGTAAGTTGTCTTGGGAAGAT